CTTCTCAGCGTTTACGAGGTAGAGCAGAAGTAGGAGTACGATATACAGGAATCATTTTAGATGACTTTGAATCAGAGCTGAATACCAAAACACCAGAAAGAAGAGCAGAACTAAAGAAATGGATTGTATCTACCGTCTACCCTTCCTTAGAAGAAACACCAGGGAATGAAGGTTGGATTTGGTTGGCTGGTACTATTGTACACTATGATTCGTTCCTACAAGATATTCACGATGGGGTTAGAGATGCACGTAAAAACAAGCGTAGTTACCCTTGGGATGTAACCTTTCATCGAGCCATTGAAGATGGAAAACCTTTGTGGCCCGAACAATTCCCTTTAAAGAAGTTGAAGAAGAAAAGAAAAGAATTTATAGAAGCAGGGTTGGTGAATAAGTATGCACAAGAGTATATGAATGATGCTCGGGATTCTGCGTCTGCTGCGTTCAAGATAGATAGGATACAGTATTATAACCACCATTTTGAAGCAAAGAATAATTATGCCTACTTAGTAGATAACAATGAAGCAATCCCTATTCATGTGTACATTGGGGTAGACTTAGCTGCAACGGCAACAACCCGTTCAGACTATCAGGTTATTTTGGTAATGGGGATTGATGCAAATAAGAATAGATATGTTCTGGATTATTTCAGAGAGAAGATTCCAGCATTTGATATGGCAGAAAAAATAATAAACATGGCAAAGGAGTATTCTCCTGTAAGAAGGGTTAATATTGAAACGGTTGCCGCACAGGAAATGGTACGAGATATGACAACCCGTATCTCTGTAAAAGAAAAAAGATTAATGCCTGGAATATTTAAAGGGGTAAAGCCTCCATATGGAATTAAAAAGGAAGATAGGTTGGAAACAGCATTGGGTCCGATTGTTAATTCTAAAAAATTACATATTAAAAAACACATGACCGAACTGGTAGATGAGCTCTTTGAACACCCCAAACCAAAGAATGATGACCTAATGGATGCTCTATATTATGCAGATTACTTTGCAAGAGCCCCAAGTAGTGCTGTGATAGAAGCCAAAAATTTTGCAAAAAGCATGGAAAAAGAAGCCAACTTAAAGACAAACAAGCTATACAACTGGATTACTGGGTCTATTGAGTAGAAACTTCTTGCAAACCGAAACCCTAATTTTGTAAATTTCCACACGAATAATTATACTTTTTTATATAAAAATAGATGAAATACGACAATAGAGCATTAGAAAACCAACAATTATTTGACAGATATAAAGATGATAGGGGTGCTTGGGAACTAGATGCGAGACAAGATGTAGACTTTTATCTTGGAAATCATTTTAGTAAAGAGGAGTCTCAAGAGTTAGCATCACGAAATCAAGCAGATGTCCCTATGGATAGAATTTCTCCTGCGGTAGAACGGCTGAAAAGTATGCTTACTTCAAGGCCACCAGTTTTTACAGTGGTACCAAGAGAGGACTCTGACAGTTCATTGGCTTATCTGTGGAGAGAAATTATGGGTTTTGTTTGGCAAAACTCTGATGGTGACGCACAAGTAAAACAAGCTATCCACGATTATTGTGTTGTGGGGTTGGGATTTTTGTACGTATATGTAGACTATGACTCTGACTTTGGAAAGGGAGATGTAAAGTTTTCTTATGTAGACCCGTTCAGAGTGTATGTCCCAGCTTCGTCAAGAGATAGATTTTTTTCTGATGCAGATAATATGATTTTGTCTACCATTTTATCAAATGACCAAGTATTGAATTTATATCCAGAATTGGGGATAAGCATAGACCCAGAGACTGGAGAGGAAATAGATAGGTTGATTGATGAGATATCAACCTATGCTTATGACGAAGATTATCCTGACAATGTTAATCAGAGTTCAATGAATACCTATACGCCTGATACAGTAAAGGGATATTCGGATATTCATTATAAACGTTTTCAAATATTGGAAAGGTTTAGAAAAGTAAAAGTTCCATTCTATCGTCTTTTTGATAATAAGAGTGGTCAAGAATTTATTGTAGATGAAGCAGACTTTAGAGTTTTCTTAGAGAATAATAAGAAAATGATTGAAATGGGACAGGTAGATATTACCCAAGTATTTCAAAATAGAATTAAAGTAACTGCTAGTATTGGTGAGGTGGTGCTATATGAGGCTGTGTTAAACACTGATGTTTACCCTATCGTACCCATAGCAAACGTTTGGACACAAACCCCATATCCTCGTTCTGATGTCTCTAGGGCGAGACCAATGCAACGATTGCTAAACAAACTTTGGTCTTTAGCACTATCTCACGCACAAGCATCTGCGGGTTTAAAACTGTTAGTTCCAATAGGAAGTGTTGAAAATCTTTCACAGTTGGAGAAGGATTGGGCTAACCCAAATGCGGTAATAGAAGTTGATTCTTCTCAGGGGGAGCCACATTATCCAGCTCCACAACCATTGACTGGAGAGTTTTATAGATTAATACAGCAGTGTGAGTTTTATATAAATTTTATTTTTGGTATTCCAGAAATTATGCAAGGAGTTGGAGACAAGGCTCCAGATACTGCACGGGGAACAGAACGATTAATTGCTCTTGGAAGTGAACGACCTAAATCAAAACTAAGAGATATAGAGTTTAGTATTAAACGACTAGGAAAGATAATGTATAATTATGGGAAAACACATTACGATGTGAAAAAATTATTGAGATTGGTTCAACCAAACAACGACCTGACAGAATTAATGTCACAAGTGTATACTGATAAAACAAAAATTGTATTTGATTTAAAAAAAGATAAACACAATTTAGAACAACATGATGTTGGGATTGAATCTGGTTCAACATTACCAACCAGTAAATATGCTGAACTTGCTGTATATATGGAAGCATATCAAATGGGAATAGTGGACCAAGTAGAAGTATTAAAGAAAAACCCAGATATCTTTGACAAGGAAGGCATTTTAAGACGAATCAATCAAAGACAGCAAATGCAACAACAGGTTGCTCAAATGGGTGAAACAATAAAAAATTTACAGGGAGACCTGCAAACGGCTACAAGAGAGTCTTTATCTGATAGAAAACGAACTGAAGTTGAAAAATTTAAGACTCGTTTAAAAGATATAGAATCTAACGCCAGTGCCGATAGGCGAATAAGTAAAAACAAATTAAACGATAAGGTGTTGCTCGAATTAGAGAAATTACGTGGCGAATTAAAGGTGATTAAGACGGAAATGGACCGTAGTTCTACTCAACGAGACGAGACATCTTAAAGGAGAAAAAAATGGAAAATCAAACATCAACAACCGATACTCAAGCTGAAGAATCTATGGATACGGTTCCAGCTGAGTCTCAACAAGAAGGTACTTTAGAAGGAAATAGTGAAATGAATTGGGAAAAAGAAGCTAAGAAGTTTCAGTCAATGCACGACAGAGTGTTAGCTGACCAAAAGCATCTTGAACAATACAAACCACTCATTAACTTATTAGAGCAACGACCTGACCTTGTAGAGACTTTAAGAGATAATATTGTCGGTAAAAAAGGTGAAGATAAACAAACTGAAGCATTACAGTTAAACGAAGACGAGTTCAATCCATGGGATGCGTACAATAAACCTGGCTCACCATCATATGACTATAGAGTTAGAGATGATGAAGCTAGAATAAATAATGCAGTTGGCAATGCTATGAGAGGGCAAGAACAAAAACAGTTTCTTAGTGAAACTATGAGTAGTCTCAAAAGCGACTATCAAATGAATGAAGGCGAAATTCGTGAATTTATGACTTTTGCTCGACAACCTAAAGATAGTGTTCCCTTGGAGAACCTGGTCAAGTTATTCAAAATGAATAAGGGCGAATATAAAGAGCCCATAATTAAAAAGCCAGATACCACAAATCAAGCGAGAACAGCTGGAATACTACAAGGGGGAAGTGCTCCTACGAAGTCTGAACAAGACCGTATGTGGGACAGTATCCTTAGTGCAGCCCAACGAGGTAGTCTTGCCAAACGGATTAAACGCTAAAAAACCTAATTAAGGGGGAAAATAATGGCAATTACAAGTGGACAAATGAAAGCGTCAAATTTGACGAGTGCTGCTACTAGTGCTGATTATGGACAGGCTCCTGACCAAAGACGATTATACAACTTTTCTGATAGGATAGCTGAATTAGCTCCTGAAGAAAGTCCGTTTTTCGTTTATTTGTCAAAGACTGCTAAACTCCCTACTGATGATTCAGTTTTCCGATATCTTGAAGATAGAAGTAAAGTGGATTATACAAGTAGAGAGTTTTTAGTACAAGGAGCTGTTGGAACAGTTGTTGCTGATACTAATTATTCATTTACAGTGGACACCGCAGGTGGCGCATCTGTAGATTGGTTAGTAAAAGGAATGGTATTTGCAGTAAGAACTACTGGAAGTGCTGCAGCAGATGTAGGCTTTGGACAGTCCGTTCTTAGAATAGAGAACGCACCGACAGATAATGGTAGTGATACTAGTTTTCAAGCTAGATGTCTAAGTGTCTCTGGAGCTTCTGGAGCAAACAGTGTTGCTGATAACGACAAATGTCAAGTTATTGGTAGTGCTTTCGCAGAAGGTACTGGAGCACCAGATGTTTGGTCAAGTAGTTTAGATGACGGATTTGGATATACTCAAATCTTTAAGACAGCTGCTGAAGTGACTAACACTGCTTACGCAACTCGTTTGCGTGGATATGCAAACGAATTTGAAAGAGTACTTGCACTCAAATTGAGAGAACATAAAATAGATATCGAACGAGCTATGTTGTTCAATCATAAAGCAAGAAGTAATGGTATTAACTATACAGAAGGTATTGTTGGACAAATTATCAAGAATAGCACTTTTGTATCAGGAACAACTAATTTAAGTTACACATCTGGAAAGGCTTATGCCCGTTCTATGACACAAGCTCAACTAACTTATGACAGATTGCTTTCTGATTTAGAAGTAATTTTTGACCCAGCAAGAGGCGGTGCAAACGAAAAACTCGTTATGGCTTCTTTACCTATAGTTACTATCTTTAATAAACTTGGTGACGGTGCATTTATTGATGCATCTGTTGGCTACAGCAACAGTCCATATAGAGTTAATATGAACAATGTTGAAGGCTCATTCGGTCACAAGGTTATGGAAATTAACACAGTGCACGGAGACCTATATATGATAAAACAACCTCTATTCAGAGGGCACTCAGCTGGATTAATGTTGATGGCTGATATGTCTCAATTATATTATAGGCCTTTAGTTGGTAATGGAATCAATCGTGATACTCAAGTTCAAACAAATGTACAAGCTGCAGATGAGGACTTAAGAAAAGACGTGATTCTTACCGAGGCTGGTCTTGAGGTATGTTTACCTGAAGCACACGCACTATTCAACGTAGAAGGAGTATAGTAAGATGAGAAGTGACTATCTAAATGAAAATAGTGGTAAAACGGCATCCTACGAGAAAAAAGCAGAACTAATTAGTGCTGCAAGAACTCTTGCTGCTGCTGATAGTGGAAAAGTTTTCTGGCTAGAATCTTCTGGTGGTGCCTTTTCAATTACTCTTCCGACTGGAGGAGATATTGGAGACGGTATGCACTATAAGTTCTGGGTTCAAGAAAACACACCAACTGCTGCAATAACGATTGCAGCTGGTAGTGCTATTGTATTCGGTAAAATCAACGAAACTGAAGTTGATACTGGAGACGATGGTCCAGGTTCAAGTGCTGATGGAGCTACTGGAGTTTCTAATGTGATATTAGGAACCTCTGCTTTAAAGGGAGACTTTATAGAAATTGACGCCTTTGCAGGTGCTTGGTATCTAAACGGTCAATCTGGTAAAGATGGAGCAGTAACCACAAGTTAATATTACCCGAATCAATAAGGGTAGCAGTTTTGGATGACTGTGGGGTTGTTCGTATAAAGGCTCAACCCCGAACATCCTAAAAATTATAACTTAATAGGAGAATAAAATGGCTAATGGATTATTAAAATATGCAACTGGAGAAGCTTTAAATCTTCAGTTAGGACAGGCTGGATATGATTTTGTAAGCAATGCTACTGTTAATTCAGATATCTATGTTGCAATTACAGTATTGGTTGGTAGTGAAGTGATTGCAGACAATACTGCTAGTGGTACTGTAACAGCAGTTTCTGTTGATACTGATATGTGGGATAGTTTATCTACAGTAGAAGTTCCTGAAGGAACAACTATCTATGGTAGATGGAGTTCTGTCACTATAGGTTCTGGCGATACTGCTATAGTATATAGGGGATAATGTCTAAGAGCTGTCAGCATTGTGATGCTCCCAATCCTGAAGGATATTTTAAGTGTCGTTCTTGTGGGAAAAGGGCTTCAAAGCCTAAATGGACACCACAGTTTGTTGTCAGGGAAGACAATTCTTGGGCAAGAGCAATTAGAACAGACCAAGTAAGTTTTGGAACAAAAGATATGAATACACATATAAAAGAAAACCAGAAAAAAAATGAATTGAGAGCTAATAAAAAATTACACGATTCCATTCAGTGGGATGATAAACCCATAACAGTTTAAAATTAGTGGGAAGGAATACCAAGAAATGGGGAAAAGAAAAAGCAAAAGTGAGAAGAATTATGAAAAAAAGAAAACCATATCCAAAACCTAGAACACCTAAACGTAGAAGATACTAATGAATAAAACTTTTGTAGAACAAATGAGAGAGATATTGATAGACTTGGGTGTATCAGATATAGACAACTTAAATGTTACAGAGATTAAAGAATTATACTTTGATACGATATATAAAAGTGACGAAGAAGGATTTATGAATCCTAGTGAAATAGATAAGGAATTTTTTGGTCCTAAAAATAGTTTAATGCATGGGGCTATTGATGACAAACAATATAAAAAGATTAAAGAATTAGAAAGTCCTTTGTTGGAGGTTCTTGAACAAGGTAAGCCATATGGACAAAATGGAAAAAACTTGTATGGAGATAGTTCAGAAGCTGTTGCTGACTCTTTAAAATCTTTTGGAGGTAAGGTTGCATGGTTAGAATCAGATAATATACCAGATAGAATACAAGAATCAGATGGACTAGGAAGAGGAAAATATCAATATGAAATGAATGTATTTACTGGAGAGAATGATAATCCTGCAGGAGCAGGGGAAACAGCAGTAAGAAGAATGAAAAATGCTTATGCAGCATATGGTTTAGAAATACCAAAAAAATGGTCTACATTACTTGATTTAAACAATCTAGATTCCCCTTCGTATAATATAGACTTTTCTAAACTTCCAGAAAATTTACAAGATGAATTGTTTTATGCAGATAAGCAACAAGACCCAGATTTTAAATTAGGAAAGCTAGGCTCTGGAGAGCTCTCTATGGAAGATGCTTGGTTAGACTTTCATTGGTCTGGATGGGGTAAAGAAGCCAAACCTGAACAAGCAAGAGAAAAAAAATCCAAATGGTATAGAGGGAAAATAAAAGAAATGAATAAAGGATATTAATAATGGCAACATTTAAAGTACAAGTAGAAGACATAACAGGTTCTGTAGGAGATGATACAGCAATAAGTAGTTGGCTACAAGACGGAGCTAAAGAGGTTATTAATTTT